TAGACGCGCATCTGGCCGAGCTCGCGAAAGAGAGAGCGAAGCTTGTAGCGGCCCTAGAGCCGTACATCCACTGGGATTGCGATCACTCGAAACCAGGTGGATGCATAGTGGAACAGCGCGAGAGAGCCGCGCACAGCGCAGAAGTCGGCCGTGACGCTTGAACGTGAGATTGAACTCCTCCGCGAAGTTGCCTTGCGTGCTGAGTTCACGCTGCTTGAGCAGCGGCGGGAGTTTCACCGGGGTGAGATCGGAGATCTTGACGAGCTTGAGGACGCGCTGAACGCCTGGAAGGCTGAGTCAGCTCAGACTGAGAAAGCGTGACGGCCATCACACAATCGAAAACGCCTGATTTTCACGACCGGCGGAACCGGTCATACCAACAACAGCAACACGGAAGGTCTAGAAAATGTGGATTGCACTGGGGATTGCGGTCACGCTGCTGATCGCGGGATTGGTCTTGTTATGGTTCGTCGGCAGCGTCGGCTACAAGGCGCGCAAGCAACGAGCGATCGAGCGCGCCGAGGCGTCCAGGCCGGACAGCCAGGCGATTTAGGTGGACGCTGCAAAGCCCTGCTGTGGCGGCGCCGGCGGGCGCTACGAGGACTTCAGAGTCAGCGACGGCAGCTTGCACTCGCGCTGGGTGAAGTGCGCCGTCTGCGAGCCCGCGCCTATCGAGCCTGATCCGCCGCGGTTCATAAAGCCGCTGGTGATCGCTGCCGCACTGCTCGCCCTCGCGGTCATCGCATTCACGCAGTGCGCAGGACCGTCGGAGACGCCGCAGTCGCCTAGTTACCTGCCGCAGCGTTAGCGCGTCGCGGCGTCGAGTCGTTCCTCGGATGCGATCGCCAGCGCCCGCACCTTCGCGATCTCTTCCGGCGTCGCCTGCGTGCGGCCTTCCTTGATCATGTCCTGCATGATCGGCGCTACGGTGTTGAACAGGGCGCCGGCTTGGTTGAGCAGCGCAAGCAGATCGATGAGGGTCATGGCGTAGCTCCTTGCAGCAGTAGCGCGCAGTTCGGTTCGGACTCCTTCCCCTTGCACAGCTCCTTTTGCGCCTCACGCAAGATCGCGAGCGCCGCATCGATCGCCGTACCGTCACCGGCCGCGATGGCTGCATCGATGGCGAGGCGTACAGCGCGGGTCTTCTCGTAGACCTTGCGACCGTCTTCCTTGCTGATCTCGCCGGCGTTGACGAGCACGAGCGCCGTGTCGTTGGTGGCGGCCACCGCGGAGTACGCCGCGATCTCCTTCGACTGCGTGAGCGCGCAGCCGTAGAGCATGATGAAGGCGAGATAGACAGCGGCGAGTCTTCGCATGGGCCTTACTCCTACAGTGAAATGCCGAGACTGCCGCCGGTGATGACGCGCAGCAGGATAAGCAAGCAAATGATGGCGACGATCGCCCAGATGATCGTCGGGACCGGCGCCGGCATCGGTACGAGTTTGAGCACGACCGATACGATGAGGCACAGGATCGCGATCAGAATCAGCGCGGTGAGCAGAGCAGTGATCATGGCTTGGGCTCCTTTGGGATCTTCGTCGGATCGGAATCGAGCAGCGGCGGGTTCTGCACCGTACGAAGCGCGGCGGCCTCGGCGGTCAGCGTCAGCGGCGCGACCGCGGATTTCTGTCGCTTGATGATGGCGAGCACGCCGAGCCAGATCGCTGCGCCCTGCGTGAGGTCGGCGAATATGGCGTCGATGTCTGCGCCCGAGATTTCGAGTTCCAGCCCAAGATGATTGGCAATTCGCAGCGCGATGGATACTAGCTGCGCAGCCAGCGCGAGCACGGCCCGCAGTTGCACCTCGGACTCGTACCACGGCGCGGCGGGCAGAAGCGGTTGCGGTTCGTTACTCATCAGTAGCTCCAGATCGTGGGGCGTGGCTGCCCATGCGCATTCGGCAGGTTGTCGACGTGCAGAAATCTGCCATTGCCCTTCTGATTTACGCCGATGCCAGTGAAGTTGAGGGCGAGCGCGAGCTTGAGCAGCTGCAGGGCGTCACGACGGTCCACCCGCAAATCTGCAGCACGTCCCGTGGTATGCGGCCCAGTGCGGCCAGTGGCCGAGACCGCCGCATTGTGGTCTGGGCAGCGATACCCAGATGTGATGATCAGCGGCTTGCCGTACATGTGGCGTAGCTCGTCCAACTGCTCCAGAAATACGGCGTCCATCTTGTTAGCCCCGCAGTGCGAGCAATCGAATTCCTTCAACTCGAAGTGCCTCACTTCTTGATCTTCCCCATGATGTCCGCGTACCAGCTCGCCAAGGTGTGCGTTATCTCGCCGCGCAAGTCATGCCAGCGCTGGCGCAGGCCCGACACCTCGGCTTTCAAGTTCGCAACCTCCGTCTCGACGGCGCGCAGGCGCTCGTGAGCCGCCACGTCATCGCGTACGTGCTCATCGAACGCCCGCTCGTTGTCTGTGGCGCGCTCATCCTGCTTGTCGTCGCGTCTCTTGCCATCGTAGTGGATGACGCCAACGAGGCCGCACACGATGCCCACGGCAACAGCGAGGATTTGCCACAGGTCCATCAGTCCTCAGTCGATGTCGTCATCCGCTACCTGGAACACGATCATTCCGATAGCGAGACGATCCTGCAGCGTGTATGCATCGCGCTGGTCGATCTCTTCCAGCGTCGAGCGCTGTTCAGGTGTCAGCGTGGGGACTTCAAGCAGTTTCAGAACGATAATGTGGCCTGCCTTGTGTGACATTACGGTGTGCTCCCTTCGTGGATTTTGATGCCCTGAACCTGCAGCGCGACTTTCATCTCGTCGACTTCGAGGCGCTGCAGACGCGATTCTCTCTCTGCGATGCGGCCGAGCACAGCACCATAGACGCCAAAGCCCAACGCAGCGATCGACACGGTGACTACGATGGCCTGCACGACCGGATGCATGGCGTGCACGACATGGATGGCGGCGCTCGGGCTGTAGTGGCGCCGCTCGTCCGTTCGCGTCTGCGTGGTCACCTGCGCTTGCCCTCCAGAGCAGAAAGCCGTCCCTCGACCGACTCCATGCGCACGCGGAATTCCTCCTTGGTGACGGGTTCGGGGCGAGCCTTGATGACGGCTACGTCTTCACGCAGCTGCGTCAGACTGGACGCAACCCACAGCAGCGCTGCTGCGGCGATGACCGAGGCGATTCCCATGAGCCACTGGAAGAACAGGGTAAAGCCGGCCGCATCGTTGGAAATCCTCATCCCGTCCCCGCGTAGCTCCGTTGCGAAGTCGTCACGCTCTGGCATGGCGTGCCTTCCCGGTCACCCTATCGCTACCGCCTCCATCGAACCGACGATCGTGACCTCGACGTCGAACTTCGTGCCGATCAGGGTGCGCAGCTCGTTCATCGCAGACTTGGTCTCGGCCATCTTCCAGGTGCGGAAGGTGTTCGGGCCGCGGATGGTGTCGAGCACTCGGTCTTTACCTAATGCAATGGCGTTGGCGTCCCACCAGTAGGTTCCGGCATGCACAAGTGCGAGGTAGCGCCCGGATTTCTGGCGCGAGGGCGGGATATCGTAGGGCTGATGGAAGACGCCGAGCTGCGGCGCCACCATGGCGAAGCACTGCTCGCCGTTCGGGCGCTGGTGCTGGCGCAGGCGATACGTCCCGGCAGGCAGGCAGTCGGCCGGCTCCAGGGTATGGAACTTGCGGCCGGCGACCTCAAGGATGCCTAGCCACAGTTCCTGGTGCGGCGTATCGCGTGTCAGAGTAAGCTGCAAACGGGTGCTGTGGCCTCCTGCGCAAAAAGTAACCACCCAGGCGCAGGGTGTCCAATTTTCGACGGAGTGAACATGCGCTGGCTTCTAGCGATACTGGCGATCCCATCGGGCGGCGCAGCGCTCCTGCTGTTGATCGCCGCATTTACGCCAACCGGCTCTGACTTCCACTTCATCGGCAGCGGCGTTTTTCTGACGGCGTTCGTGCTGGCGGTAGGGCTCATTGGCGTGCTTGTGCGACTGGAACAGATACGAGACAGCAAGAGGGAATAGCATGCGATACACACGGACGTTGGCTCTGCTGGCATCAGCGCTGCTGCTCCTGAGCGGATGTGGCCTGACACCGACGCAGAAGAAGTGGGCCGGGATCGCCGTCGGCGTGCTGGCCGCAGGTGCGGTCATTGCACACGAGCAGGACAGCGGCAAGGTTGTTGCTCCAAACACGCCGACTCCAGGCGTCAACTGCGTCCAAGCTCCTGAGATGTGTCAGTAGGCGATCTCACAGGTAGTGGAAGTCTAGGAAGTCGATCTCGAACACACCGGACGCACTATTCGGCGTAGTCCCCATGTTCCCGGTGTTCAGAACGCCCATGATGTAGGGATGCGAGCTGACGTCTGCGAATGAGCTGCCGAACTGATCGGTGAGGATGGTCCCGACGTTCGTGTACTCGAACCACTTCCCGACATTGGCAGTGATCTCCGGGCCGAGCGCTAGGGCAGTGCTGGCGCCGCCCAAAAAGTTAGAGTTATTCTGCGATGGCGTAGAGACGCCGTCCCATCCGAACACTGCGAAAACGCAGCCGTTCCCGGTATTCACGCCGACGCCTAGGCTGGTGCAGCGGATACGCATCGATGTTCGAGCCACACGCGCCTTCACGAGCTCGAACGGCCGCAACGGCACTGCATACAGCTGCGCTGACCGCGGCACGACGATGAGCCTGCCACCGTCTACACCACCGCTTGGAGAAATTGAAAAGACGTTTGTGTTGTTCGTATTCCAATAGCTACCGAAGTGCGGCGACAGACGGAAGTCCCAGTCCTTGAATGGGCCAGAGCCGCGCGCGCTTTCTGACTCATCACGAGCCGCTGCGAGCAAACCGAACGTGTTCGGCTGGTAAGGACTGAAGGTGCTATTGGCGATCGCGCGCACGTAGTACGCATGCGTCGATGTCGGCATCACCAGCTGAACCTGCAGAGCGTTGCCTTGCCATACGACCGTTCCGACTGCAGCGTTCGCCGAGTTCGTGCTCCTGATGATCTGAAATTCAGTACGGGCCGGCTGAACGATCGACCGACCCCATGAAAACATCAGCGTTCCGTTGACATGCTGTATGGCGGACAGAAAGGTTGGCTCACTCGGCGATGTGGCATTGGCTGGCGGAAGCAGCGCATCGCTCAAGCTGTTGTAGTCCGCCGCATCCATGTCGGTCCAGTCGGTCGACTGTTCCTCCGCGAACACGCAGTCCATGGACCCATCAGGATTCATGTCGAGCCCGACAGCGCGGAAGGTTTTCGCGGCCCAGCCGAGATGATCGAATACGATGGTTCCGGTATCCCACAGCGCAATGTTCTGGAAGCGCGGCGGCAGGCGGCCGACGACGGTGATCTGATTGCGCGACTGACGCAGCAGGAACTCGCCCTTGCGCTGCGCCTCGAACTCGTTCGTGCACATCAGCTGCTCGACTTCGGGCGAGATGGTCTCGCCGCCATCGGCCGTGCGGTAGGTCGTGTTCGTGCGCGGGATACATTGACAGCGCTGCCACTCGCGCGCGGGGTCGATGTACCACACGCGCATCTGGTTGAAGCGGCGTTTCTTGCCCTGCTCGAAGCGTATCGACAGGCCGCTGATCCAGTCCGATTTCAGGACCGTGAAGGTCGGCGTCTGCCAGCTCCCCGCGTAGATGCGCCACTTGCCGTCGCGGAAGATGACGCGACCGAGCATCGCGTCGACCAGCGCCTTGACGTTGTCCGTAAACTCTTCGGTGGCGAACAGGACGCCGTTGCAGGTGTAGCGCTTCTGCGTCGTCGCGCCAGGAATGTTGACCAGCGCATCGCAGTAGTTCGCCGCGGTGACGACCGTATCCCAGTCGATATCGCTCGCGACATAGGAGCCGCCCAGATCGCTCATCAGATAGTCGGCGAGGCACAGCGCCGGGTTGTTCCCCCACACGATGAAGCTGGGATTGGTCGGCGCGGCGCCGGGCGATGCATCGAGACGCGGGTCATAGCAGCGCTTGCCCTGGTACGTGAACGTGATCGTCGGGACGTCTGGGAAGATCTCCGCGTTGTAGCGAAACGTGATCGCGGCTTTGGCGATGCCGCGCGCGCGCGCATTGCCGAAGCGCGTCGAGCTGATCTGAGTTAGCAAGCGGTCGGCGCTGTCGGTTGAGGTCCCGCGATAACGACGGATGAACGCGTGGCCGCTGTAGACGCCGGTCGTGACCATGCCGTCTGAGGTCGTGTACGCCATCGGGCCGATTGCCGCGTTGGCGATCGTTGTGACGTCGAAATGCGTGAAGTTGTACGAATCGACTTCGTGGCCGGCGAGCGTCAGCACCTTGTGCAGCATCTCTAACGAGACGCTGCCTGGCGCACTGGTGGTCTGCGGCGGAATCGTCTCCATGCCGCCCGTCTTGACCTGGCCGTACACGATGCGCACTGACGCGCCCGTGTCGAAGTAGTTGACCTCGGCGCCGGAACCGAGGCCAGATGACCGCGGATTCGGCGCCAGAGCCTGCGACGCGCGGTTCAACAGGTACGCCGTGGCGATGTAGACGAACGCCTTCGCGAAGAACGCAGCGGCAGCAGCGGATGCACCGATGCTCACGAGGTAAGTCGAGATGGCCGCGATGGCTGCCTGCGGCATTACGTCACGCGCCAGCCTCCCTTCACGCAGCGAAACGGGATGCGCTTAACGCCGTACTCGTCAGGCCCAATGATGATGGAGCCGTCATGGATCGCGAGCGATTCGCGACCCTCGTCATCGAACACCAGCACGAAGTCAGCCATGCCGAGAGATGAAGCTTTCTGCATTGGCCCGAGAACGCGCTCGATCAATGCCTGCAATGAGGTATCGGCGAGCAGCGCCGCAGCCTCCCGCGCATTGGTCCAGCCGAATGCCGCCTTGGCGCGCTCGACGTAACGTGAATCTGAAACCGCATCGCCACCGCTGGCCGCAAACAGGATGCAGTCGCGCTCGCCCCAGACGAAGCGCTGCGTTCGCTGATGCTGCATCCACAGCCAGAAGCGCGCCTGCCAATCGTCGTACCTCATACCGGCTGCCTCTTCGGCCGTCCCGGCGCCGGCGGCCCTGCAGGCCGGGCGTGCTGCGCATTGACGATCGCCTGGTTAGTGCCCCACTGGGCTTTAGCGAGCGGGATCTGCGAGAGGAAGTCGAAGAACGTGTCGCCGCTCTGGTTGTAGAAGGTCCACAGCGTCTCGCGATCGAAGAACTGAGCGCGCGGCGGACGACGCAGGCGTGACTCGACTTCGATCTCGAAGAAGTCGCCGCGCTCGGGGTCCTTGAGCTTCATCTCGGCCGTGTTGATGTAGCCCTGGAACAGCTGCTCGGGCGTTGCGACGTTGGTGTACGAGTCGGTGAGAAACGTCCGCAGGATGCGTACCGGCCTGTTGAACATGTTCTCGTTCAAGATGTCCTGAATCTGCGTCGTGCTGACGGCTGCGAACCACAGGCGCACCGCGCGCGGAAACACGTCGGCGTCCTCCTGAACCTTCTCAGCGCCGCCCAGGTTACCGACCGGGGCGTACGTGTTGCCGTTGAAGACGATGAACTGGTAGCCAGTGCACGCGCGCGTCATGCCAGTCGACAGCGAATCGACCTCAACCAGCCAGCGGTACTGGACCGTCGGCAGTTGAGCGACTGAAGTGACAGCGGCGCTGAGATCGCGGCTCATTCGTAGATGTGCTCAAGGTCGTAGGTCACGACGGCTTGAGTCCCAAACTCATTCTCGATCTTGATATTCGACACCAGGAACTTGCCCATCGGATCGGTGACGATGACGGGGTCGTCGTTCGCCGGTGAACGAACGAGCGCCGGCTCGAACTGCAGGTAGCCGAGGCCGGCGGCGTCTGAATTGAGCGGCGCCGTGCACTGCTTGATCTCGCCGTTGATCTCGAAGTAATCGCCGGGGAGCAGCAGGCCGTTGGTGCTGGCTGGCAGTCCCTTGACGTGCAGGGCGTTGCCGGTCTGAGATGTGCCGGTGCTCACCGTCGTCGTGGTTTGAATCAGGCGCGTCGGTACGCCGGACTGCACAAGCGTTCCACGCCACAGATAGATGCTGTCCTGATTGAGTCCCGTGAAGGTGCGATCATTGTCCGCCTCGCCTACCCAGACGCGCGCAGTGAGCACCGTCGAAGCGTTTGTTTTGCGGCCAACGACGCGGCAGTAGAACCAGCCATCGCCCATTGGCTCGATGAAGGATCTGACGTTGGTCCAGTTGGCGCCAGCCCGTGTTGTGCCGACAACCCCGTTTGCCAGATCGAAGTCTGCGCCGAGTTCCGTGCTGCCGATTCCTTCCAAGATAGAAAGCGAGCCCCAGTCGCGATTCGCAGCCTTCAGGGCACAGGCGAAGGCGTAGTCACCGGCCGCGGATGCGACAACGACGCCGGTTTGCTCGACGTAATGCGTGCTCGCGGCTGTAGCGTCTTCGTGAAGCGCGTCGGCGGTGCTTGTGCCGTCGGGCGCTGTAGTTCCCGCCGTCTGGTCGTCAATGCTTGAGCGTGTGACCGCCCACGTCGTGTCGAACTCGTCGGACTGCAGCAGCGAGTTCAGCCCGTTGTCGACTTGCATGACCTGCGTTGTCGATGCGTAGTTGAACTCTGCATAATCGCCAGCCACAGCGCCGCTGGCAGAGATCAGCACATTGGGGAACGTCGTGCCGGCCGGAAGGACACCGGAGGCAGTGACAAGTCCGGTTGCAGTAGTGTTTGAAAGTCCGACGACTCCACCAAGGTTTACTGTTGACACAAGATCGCCGGCGCCTGCTGTGCTACCGAATCGCGGGCCATGCGCGGTATTGATGCCCTTGCCGCCGGTGAAATTCACACGGTAGGCATACGGCATGTAAGCGCTGGCAGTAAACGAGCCGTTGCGCAGCGTTGTCGATGACGCTGTGCTTAGACGTGATGCGCGCAGCAGGCGATCCGTGGCCGATACGGTCATGTGCGCAGCAGAGCCAGAGGTCCACGACGTAGTGCCGTCCATCACGTTGTTCGGTGAGTGTTGCGTAGTCGGCATCGCACCACGCAGCGCGAAATGCACCTTCGTCCGCAGCACGTTGTAGCGCCCGCGCGTTTGATTGAGGATCGCGAGCAGCTGCGCCTTTTCCTCACCGCGCACCGTATGCCGTCGAGAGAGCTTGAGGCGCAGCCCGCCGTAGCTCTGCCTCTGCGCGATGCCAGGCGCGAATGCCGCACCGAATACGCTGGAGCCCTCGTCCAGCCATTCCTGCGTTTCCTCTTCCGGCACGATCCACGGCGGCAGCAGTACTTCGGCCATCAGCCCCTAACCTCCACGCCGCTACGCTGCATGATCCGCGCGAACTCACCCTGCGACTGCGCGATACGTGTCTCGACGTACTCGGCCATGCGCCGCTCGGATTCCTTGTCGCCGTTCGACTGGATCACGAGGTTGAAGGTGGGCGCGTAGTTGACCTTGGCTCCGCCCATGCCGGCGAACGCCATCTGCCGTTGATTCATCACGAAGCCATTGCCGAACAGCAGCTCCGGGCCTTCCTCGCCGACCTTCGTGACGCCCGAGATGCGCCCGCCGCCCGCGGCGCCTTTCGTCGTGCCGCTCCCGAGGAAGGCAAAGAACGAGTCCGCGAGTATCGATTGGTCGCCACTCCCGCCGCCTGCGCCGAGCTGTTGCTTGAGCAGCTTCTGTATGCCGCTCGTGATGATGGCTGAGGCAATGTCAGCGAGCGCACGGCGGGCGATGTCCACGAGCGACTTCCACGACAGTTTCCACTCGTAGATCGCATCCGACAGCGTCGCCTGGATGCTCTGCCCGACGCCTTGCCAGACACCCTTCATGAACTCGCCGAGTTCATCGGTCTCACGCTTGAGCGTGATGTATTTGGCGCGGATCTCGTTGAGATCGAACTCGGGCAGCAGTTCGTCCAGGGCGTCGCCCAAGCGCTCGTTGAACTCGCGCGACGTGATGAGCTGCTGGTCGCGCAGGAAGACCAGCGTCTCCTTCAGCTTCGTGTACTCGGCGGCTTGCTTCTGGACTGCGGTACGAGTCTGCTCATTCAGCTCCCGCATGAGATCGCCGTTCTCGTCCACGAGCTTGCGGACGGTGACGCGGATCTCTTCGAGCTCGGCGACCGCGCCGCCAGCATCGATGCCCGGCCGATTGCCGCGACCGCGCGCAACCCCAGTCGGCCCGCGTGTCCTGATGTCCGGTGCGTTGGCTGCCGCTTCTGCCGCGAACGCAAGCGGCCCCAGGAAAGGCAACTGGCCGAGCATCGTGCGGATAGCAGTCGCCGTCGGCCCAGCGGTCTTGGCTAGATCTAGCAGCTTCGATTGAGTCCTGCCGAGGAGCGAGACGACGCGGACCATAAGCTCTGCCAATTTCGCGAAACTGAGTATCAGCGCGTCGATGCCAGACTTGATGCGCGGATCACTGAGTGCGTCGCTCAGTCCATTGATGGCTTTCGCCGTGCCGGCTGTGGACGCGCGCGTGCCCTCGAATAGATCGCTGAATGAATTCTTCAGACCAGCAAGGGCGCCGCCGAGGGTGTTGCGCGCAGCGGCCGCGGAACCGCCATACCTGCGCTCAAGCTCCGACAGGATCAGAGTCTGTGCCTTCGCTGCCTGATTGGTTTCTAGCAGTCGCTTTATCAGGTTCGTCTGTTCTTCAGAGAGCGGAGCGACACCCGAGCGACGCAGCGCCGTCAAGCCGGCGATCGGGTCCTGCAGCGCCAGACCCACCTGCTTTATGGATTGCGTAAGGTCCGTGCCCAGCCGCGCCGAGAGGTCAGTGGCGACGCGCAGGGTGCGCTCGAAGGCTTGGCCGCGGACGCGATCGAACGTCAGCAGGATCGCTTGGCCTTCCTTGACGAGATCATCGCTGACAGTCGTGGTGCGCTGGATCTCGCCAGCGAGATCGTCCAGGCGCGAGCGCGTGATGCCGAGTGTGTCGCCGGTGCTTTTGAAGGCCGCATCGAGCTGCGCAGTCGCGGCTTCCGCTTCCTGCATGTTGCGGATGAGCGCACCGAGGCCGACGCCCGCTCCAATACCAGCCAGACCAGCCACGGCGGTCTTGATGCCGATGATGTTCGAGCGGAAGGAGCCGAGTGCGCCCTTGCTCTGATCCTTGGCGCGCAGCAGGACTTCGATGACGTTCGCCAGCGCTAGCTTGTGCCTCCAGCCTTGCTGGCCTTCATCTGCTGGTCAGTGATCATGTCGAAGACTGCCACGGCGATGGCCGGCTGCTCCAGAAACGACTTGCCGTCGGGCCATGCGATGCGTGTCGGGCCGCCGAAGCCTGCGCAGTGGCAGCCCTGCCAGAGCGCGAGCCATACCTGCAGACTGAGCCCAGCGATGGACCTGCATTCCAGTTCAAAGGACTTGCCCTCGATCAGGAAGCGGAAGTCTCGCTGGGCTGCCGAGGGGGGCGCGCTGCGCTCACGAGCTTGCGGCCGATGTTCATGGCGAGCTCGATGAAATAGGCAGTGCGGCAGACTTCCTGGATGCTGACCTCGCCGCCGCTCGCGTCCGACAGACCCGCGAACTCGGTGACGTACTTCGGCACGATCTCGGCGAGCACCTGCGCGGCTTCCTCGTCGGTCGACACCTGTGCACTTTGAAGCCGCAGCAGGTCCGGGATTGATAGCTGCTGCAGCCATCCCGTCACCTTGTCGCCCTGGAAGTCCTCTTCGAGTTTCGTCGCGCGCACATACCCGGACATGATTCCTCCGTCAGAAGCCAGCCTGCCATGTGGTTACCATCGTGAACTGCACGTCGTAGGCGCTGGTGGGATCGATGACGCCGCGGCCCGTGAAGCTCACCGCGACCTCGCCGGGGCCGCTCGCCGCCGGCTTGAATTCGGTGATCTTGAGCTGCGGCACGTCGATGGTGAACGTGTTGAAGTAGCCCGACTGAATCGCGGCTTGAGTGTTCGTCGCTGTGAGCAGAAGGCGCGCCTGCGTCTCGTTGACGAAGTTGTTCAGCATGGCGCGGTCGGTCATGTAGAACGTGCCGTTGACCGTGACTTCGCGGAAGCCCGAACGCGTGAACTTGAACGGCGCCAGCGATGCGTTCAGAGCCGTCAGCGGCTCGATCGATTCGTTGACCGTGACGGTGATCTCGGAGAAGTTCGAGATGCCCGAGCCGCCGTAGCTGACGCTCGACACATTCCACGGGAACAGCCGCCCGACGTCAGAGGCCGCTGGCAGGATGTCTGCCGAGCCGATGCCGGTTGCGGTGCGCGTGCCGCCGACGCAGGTCAGGGTCCCTCGCAGGAACGCACCAGCGCCGAACTGGAAGGCGATCTGGCCGAACTGGCAGTCGTAGAAGTGTTCGGCCGAGTTGGCGTCCGTGAACTGCTTGTAGACCGTCCACGGCGCTTTCACGAGGAACGAAGAGAAGTCCGTCGCGCCCGGCAGGAACGTCAGCGTGCGGATGCTCGCGGAGGTGACCGAGGTCGGCGAGTGAGTCACCGCCGAGGCCAGCGCTGCGCCGAGGTTGCGAGGCGTCACCTCGAACTCGATGGCGCCGGCGACATTGCGCGGGCCAGAGTACGCCGCGCCTTGCGAGAATCGACCGGTCAGGTTCTGGGAGATCAGTTCCTCGGCTTCGTAACCGACGCCCTCGGAGACGAAGGCGAAGCCGTGGAACGAGCCGGGGTCGGTCGCCGCGGTGCCTGCGGAGGCTTGCCGGGCAAGGCCGAACTTGATCTGTGCGCCGTATGACAACTAGACCTTGGAGCCTCCTACTGAGCCGAAACCGGCATCTCGCCGGTAAGATCGATTCGCGCGAACTGCATGTAGACGCCGTCTTCTTTATCGAACGACACCCGACGGACAGTGACCTCATTGAGCTTCGCCACTGTTCCGCCCAATGATGAGTCGGAAAGGACTCTGCCGACAACTTTTTGCACAAGTCTGCTCAAGCGGTCCTCGCACTCGGCGCCGCTCGTTGGGTCTGACTCCTGCACGATCATGAACGGGCGAATTATTTGATAGCGGAACCCTGCTCCCATGCCGATCGCGCGCTCTGGAAAGCTCTGCTCGTCCGGGTAGATTCCAACCCATCCGTGCGCCGTAGCAGTTCGGCAGATCTCTTCTGAGCGCTCAATGCGCACGCCGGCCTGTCCGATAGCGATGTCGTCGCTCAACAGGCGCTCTAAAGCGCGCGTGACATCCGAAACGTCGGCTGGGACGATGGTCATCCGTTGGCCTTGCGAGCCTCCCGAGCGACGTATTGGCCGTAGACGGCGAGGCCGATGCGCAGAGTGTTGTCGCGATCGGGCAGGAGCGTCCGCTGCGGCATGCGGCTGGTGCCCTCGTGGTGGAAGCGTGAGTACGACAGCTCGTTTCCGACGCCGGCGTTGTCGCGCGAATAGAACGAGGTGAACCCCGAACGCAGAGCGCCGCTACGCACCAGCGGCACTTCCTTGCCGATGCGCTGTTTCTGTCTGACCGTCGATTCGGCGAGCGGCGCCCAGCCGCCCTGCATCGCACCCTGGCGGTCGAAGTTGCGGATGGTGAAGCCGTATAGCGCAATCGACGCCTCACGGTTGGCGGGCGTCAGGTCGCTCATAGCGCGCGCGAAGCCTTCCAGCCGCCGCTCGGCCGCAGCCAGTTGCGCCTGGTTCAGCTTGGCCGATACCAGCGGGTCGGCCATCAGAGCTGTCCTCGCGCCGACTGCTGGGACTCAATCAAGCCTGAGTCGACATGCCACAAGACTTCGTTGTCGAAGCCGAACGCTGAGTGGTAGCTGTTCGACGCCCACGCGCCGCCTGCGCTGCTGCCAGCGACGAGTCCGGCGCTGTTGGTCAGCACCAGCGTTCCGTCGATGATCGCCTTGAAGCGGCGCTCCAGTGAGTCCCAGATGGCTTTCGAGGATTCCTGCTTGATCGTGGCCTTGTAGTAGGCCATGTCGATGCAGAGGTCTTTGATCAGGTACGGCGCCGGCGAGAACGGCACGGTGTAGATGGCCCCCAACCGCCCGTCGACCTCGGCTTCCGCATGCGGCACAAAGGCGACCTCGGCGGCGAGTGCGTCAGGCCCCTTCGCGAAGTCGACGTAGCGCGCGGTCACGTCCGCCCAACTGATGTAGCGCCCCATGCTAGTCGACCTCCACTGCCTTGACCTCGACCAGAGCGAAGCGGCGGTAGGTGTTGGCGTTGATCGACGCCACCCACTCGTTGACCATCCACTGTCCGCTGTTCGGCAGCGGCAGGTCGGCGTACAGGTGGCCGTTGCCGGAATCGACGGCGGCGCGGGAGGTGACGACAGCGTTTGAGGCGTCGCGCAGCGCGGAGTACGCGCCGGCGCCGATCGTGGCCCCCGAGCTGACGAACGTTGCCCGGAGCGTCGAGCCTATGAACTCGGTCACGATGGGCGGTTGGCTCAATGCAAGCTATAGCCTCCGATGTCGATACGCGGCTGGTCGAAGCCGATCCTGATGACCGGGTTATAGACCGTCCCCGGCGTGCCTGGATCAGGTACGTACGTCGCCGTGGCTGAATCATCCACCGAAAGCAGGTCGGTCAGCAAAATAAAGCGTTGCAGCTGACTGAGCGACTGATCGGTGAGCGCAATCGCGCTTTCCACCAGCCGGGTGTAATAGACGAACCAGCTGGCCTGATCAGTGACCGTTAGCGTGCTCGACAGCACAGCGGTATTGACCACGTAATTGATGACCGCCGAGATGAGGCTGTCGCTGATCACCAGCGAGTCAGAGCCGAGGCGCGTGTAATTCACGTAGCGGATGACCGAGTCGACGATGTCGATGACGTCATCGGCAACGATGTTGGTCGTGATGTACTGCTCGGTCGGACCCTCGCTGAGGATGATCGTGTCCTGCAGCAGGCGGTTGCGGTAGACCGAGAACACTGAGCCGTCGGTAACGTCCAGCGTGTCGGTCATGATCTTCGCGATCGTGCCTACAAGCGTTGCGATCATCTCGTCGCTCAGCGCGATGAACGATTCCGGGCGACGATTGAAGAACACATAGTCGAGCGGCTGGTCGGTGACCGAGATGGTGTCCTCCAGCACTTCCTCGTTGATCGTGCCGCCACCGCCGCCGGCAGGCTCGTCGTCGTCGAGGGTCAGGATGTCGTAGTTGGTCGTGACATCCGCGTCTGAAAGCGCAGCGTCATAGATCGCGGCATAGTACAGAACGCCGTCGAACGAACGTTCGAAGCCAGGACCCCCTGTCTCGCGGTTGAAACAGATCAGGTCGACATTGCTGCCGATCGTCAACGTTCCCGTGGCGCTGTTGTTGTTGGTGTTTGTGCCGTCGATGTACAGCTTGTACTGGTTGCTGCCCAGTCCGGTATCGATCACGAAGTGCAGGACATGGCGGCCAGCACTCAGCGCGATGTCGGTGAGCGCCGAGCCGTTCCAATAGAAGCGGTAGCTCGTATTGGTTGCGGCTACGCCGACGACAGGGCTGCCACCAATGCGATCATTGATCGCGCAAACCCGCGCAGTGCTCGCATTGCCGGTGTGCACATCCAACACCAGCTCGAAGGTAACGACCGCCGTCCCCGCGAGCGCGTCGCGCAGAGCGTCGCTAGTATTGTTGACGCTGCGGCGTGCGCGCTGCGTGCCGCTGGTGCTGGTGGACTCAAGTCCACGATTGCCGCTGATCTCATTCCACGCGAGATTACCGCCGCCGTAGTTGATCTCGGTCAGGTGGTAAGCGTTACCGCTGGTGTCATCGACCTGCGTCGGCGTAGAGCCTGACGCGGCCTCGTCGAAGTAGTAGCGGCAGACCAGCCCTGTATTGACGAGAGGCATGGTTAGGTCGGTGGCCTCCAGAGTCGTGGCGTTGTGCTGACGGCGCCAACCGCGAGCATGCAGCCTAGGTTTCCGCGCAGAGAACAGACCACACGGGGCTCCAATGTGAAGGGGTGGTCGCCGATCTGTGTCCAGTTCTCGCCGTCCGTGCTCTCGTATGCGTCAGATCCAGCACTCTCAAGAATGAGCACCTTGTTCGGGTTGCCAGGATGAACATGGATCGAACCAAAGACGCCACTACTACTGTGAGAGCCGCCGCGAACTGACATGGGAGGTGCGCTCAAATCAGTCAGAACCGGGTCGCCGCCCGGCGTCGGGTTCGGCGTGATCATCGCCAGATTGGATATGTCCGGCACACGCGATCCACCAATCAGGACCGCATCCTGCGCAGGCCAGTAGACCGCACCTGATTCTCGCGCGCCGTACTCGTCGGTGCCGATGGCGCGGCGCGATACGGCATCATTGCTTTTGCGCCAGTAGAGGAAGCTCACCTGATCGCCCCAGATGAGACCGCCGTCTCCAGTGCCGAACAAGTTCGGGTGCCATGCCAAGCCGTTGGGCGTAGCGTTCATTGCACCGCTGTAGATGTCCTGCGATACAGGCGCCACAGAATCCCAGTCCTGCTCGCTGTACTTCCACCAACGTGCGCGACGGCCGAAATCTGGGGTTCCCGTGCCGGCGTTATTGCGCGATTGGTAAATGTCGCCAGTATCGAAATCGATCGCGGTGTTGCCGTAGATGTGGCCGTCGTTGTTCCACATCCCGTCCGACAAGTTGCCCCATGTGCCGGCAGCGATGTCGTATATCTGATGGCCCCACGCCGACGCGGCGTTCTGCGGCTTTGCCATCAGATGCAGCAGGCCGTGCAGATCGTCGTGATAAAACGCCGTCTGCCAAGCGACGTCGTCTTCACTGAACTCCGACTGCGCGCCAGATGCGAAAGTCGCAGACTGGCCCGACGATAGCGCTGCGCACGCGAGCGCGAGGGCCGAGCTGCCGCCTCCCGGAGCAACACCTGCGCCGCGAATGATGCGCACGATGGTCATGCGTACACCTGCGGGCAGGCGATGAACTGGTGGGCGAATATGATCTGGCAGTAGCGATGCCAGAACTCAGTCATCGTCGCCCCGTTGTGGTACACAGAGCAGATGAGCGCGTTGTGTCCAAATGGGAAGCTGGCGTCGAAGGGCAAGTCCACGTCTGGCTGGTCCCAAATCTTCGTGAAAGCCGTCTCGCCATAACGAGCCGCCCACACTCTGACGTGAGTGCCGCCGCTGCCATTGTCGCCTGGCCTGACCGCCCATTGCATCGTCACCCACTCATCGTCAGGCCAGAACCAACAATTGGCATAGCGACCGCCGTTGTTGTCGAAGCGACATGCGCCGTCGCCGACCGATCCGAACTCCGTGCCAGGTTGATTGCCATGCACGGCTATGCCTGGAGAATCTTCGGCGAGCGCCGGGCTGAATGACCGATACATGTAGAAATTGTTGTTGCCGCCACCGGCGCGGTAGCTCTCGACAACGATCTCTTGGTCTGTTCCAGATCGATCGCTGCGCGTGAAGTAAAAGAGTTTCCCGCTCTGCTCATCCGCATTGATGCCCTGCCGGCGCCGTGGGTCCATCTTCACGCGAGCCTGCATGAAGTACTCCTCGCCGGTGAACTCGGCAGCGCCGCCGGGGCCAGATGTGTCGGTGCCGTACCAGCCGCCGCCAGAGAATTGCTCTTCCTCTCCTGGATTCGATGGGTCCCAATCCGTGTATAGCGGCACAGTGCCGTTGGCGGCCGGGTCGTCTTCGCCAACGCCGCGTCCATTGCCAGTCGTCGTACCGCCCGACATAGGTACGAATGGACGCTGCCAATAAGTGAAGTTGCCGTCGCCCACTGTCGCGTCACGAACGATTTCCAAGCAGGCGCCGGTAATGCCATCACTCGTGATGCGACGGCACAAAGGCGCAGAGGGGAAAGTCGCTGCGTTAGGGTTGTTGCCGAAATTCAGCGTCCAACGGAAATTATCGACCTCGCGACTGGTCCGAAAGTCGTGATACCAGACGGAGTTGGCGATCCGCGCCTGCCAGTCAGACTCAAGAGAAGCCGAAGCACTCGGCCTGACGTTCCGTATGACGCGCGCAATCGTCACGCCGCACTAGCAGCCTCCTGCGGCACACTGAGATGGCAGCCGGCGCAGAGATGCCACGGAGAAGTTGCGTGCTTGCTGAGGTCGTCATCGACGGTCGCGATCACGCCGTCGCCGGTCGCATCGAAGCAGCAGCGCGTGACGCGACCGTCCGACATGACCATCACCATGCTGGCCTGAATCCAGCCGCAGACCTCGCCGCGCGGCGCTGACACATGCCAGTTAACCTGCCCCGCCCAGTTCACCGCGGCGAGCGACGGATCGGCTGACACGCCAGAGAAGATGCCGGCGCGCTTCAGTGCTTCAACCGCCGGGCCGGCGCGCTCCGGGCGATGCAGCGATACCCACACCGACGGCTTAGCCGGCGCTATGGCGCGTGCGAGTTCGTCGGTCATCAGCAAACCATTCGTCGCGAGGACGAGATTGACGTTCACACCGACGGCCTCGCGCGCGAGAAACACATTGCGCACAAAATCAGGATGCATCGTCGACTCACCGATGCCGGCGAGATTCAGCTCCGGGTGCGGCTTGCGCGCTTGGAAGAACTGCACCCACTTGAGCGCCTTCGCATACGTCGCCTCGTCCATGTCCATTTTCGGACGCGGCATTTTCTTGTGGACACAATATTTGCAGGAAAGATTGCATCGGGAAGTCATCTCAATTTGATGAATCGCTCGGATCAGCATGAGATAATTTCCCGCATGGAAATATGGAAAGCGGTAGTCGGGTACGAAGGTCTGTACGAAGTCAGCTCTCTCGGTCGTGTTCGCAGTCTGCCGCACATCGTGCCGAATCGATCTAGCAAGTACACGACCATCGGCAAAGTTCTCAGGCAAGCACCTGACCGACGCGGATACTTACAGGTCCACCTCTCCAGCGGCAAGAAAGTTGAGACGAAGAAAGTGCATCGACTCGTCGCGACTGCTTTCATCGGCGAACCGCCGCAAGCCGACTCACACGTCAACCATAGGGATTTCAAAGTCGACAACAACGCTGCGACCAACTTGGAATGGTGCAGCAGCAGGCAGAACATCAGGCATTCTGTACTCGCCGGCCGCCTCGACGCGACCGTCAGTCCACGCCGGGCCAAGAAGCTTACGGCAGAGACCGTTGGAATCATTCGCGCAGCCAGCGCGAGCGGTGAGCCGAATATGCGAATCGCCAAGCGAATCGGAGTTTCCAGGCGCACCATCGATCGCATCATCTCCGGCAAGATATGGGTGCGCGCGCTCATCACGCCGCCTCCTGCAGCTCTGCAGGAACCATGAAGTTACAGGATGCACACAGAGGGATCACGTAAGTATTCAGTGAGCCCGGTTCATCCCAAACCGTTGCCAACTTGTGCTTGCCGTGAGCGTCCATACAGCAAGCATTGACGCCTCCATCTTGGCGGACCACTGCCCACCCTCGAGACAGGTATCCGCAGGTGAATCCCTTTTGCATTGAGACATGCCAATCGACTTGTCCGGCCCAGTTCATTGATGAATCAACGAAGGCGGTATTGTGGCCAATACGGCATCCGGCTTCCTCAAGCACGCGCATGGCAGGCGCTGCAACCTCTGGCCGATGCAATGAGACGTATACCCCAACGTCATTCGCAGCCAGCAGCCTTGCCAACTCAGACGTAACGTCAGTGCCATTCGTCGCGAGGATCAACGGACGACTACCGATCGTCCTGCGGGTAATCTCCAAAGCTTCCGCGAATCTCGGATGAAGAATTGCTTCGCCGATACCGGTTAGTGAAACCTCACCCTGAGTTCCGGCGCGGCAGAGATAGGCTATGTGTTCGATGGTCCGTTCGAACACGTCCCATGGCATGTGGTCCTTGGGACGCTGCAGCGTTGGATGACAGCAATACGGGCAAGCGAGAGTACATTTCGAACTCAGCTCGATCTCGTGGATTTCGCGAACGGGTACGGCCTTCATCCAACGCGCTCCACACTGCCTCCGCTACGACGAGTGAGCTACGTCGTGCGAGCCGACCCGCACGCGCACCGTGAGGTTCAGGAAGTCCGAATTGCCGAGCGTCACGCCCAAACCGTTCACGCGGTTCATGACGAACGACGTTGCGAGTGACGATGTGCCGATCGTGAGCCCCGCCGAGTTCAGCGTTACCGACGTGATGCTGTCGGCGGCGCCGCCCCAGGTTGCGACGCCGAAGAACCACTCGCGCGATTGCGCCTGCGAGATCATCGACTTTCTGGAAATCTCACCGAAGCTCGACTGCGAGTCAGTGAGCGCCGGCGACGCCGTCGCACTGCCGACCACCAGCGCGTTGACCACGCCGGCCGCCGAGTTCACCGCCGCGGCGGCCAAGCGATTCAGGCCGGTGACCGTCACGGTGTTGCGCAGCGTCTTGGCTTCGATCTTGCCGTCGGCGCGCACGACCTTCACGTCGAAGTAACCTTCGACCGGTACGAACGACTGCAGGTCCACCGTCCCGTTCAGGACGCGAACCGCCCCGAGCAGCCGGTTAAAGATACTTCGACTCATAGTGGCGAGTAGCCTCCTCTTCGATCTTGCGCATGAGCTTGGTGTAGTGGTCGCGTGAAACAAATCGGCCCTTGAAGTGCATCTTGCAGCCGAGATCGGGCGCCTGCGGTGTCGCCACCGTGTAGTCGATCTCGGCCTCGAAGCCGCCGCCGGTCGTCTGCACGCAGTGCGAATAGAACTGCAGCGAGTCCACCGCCATGCGCGTCGGGTCCTTGTCGAGAATCTGCTCGAACAGCTCGATGCCCTGCAGCGCTCGCTCGCGATGTCCTTCGAGCACCGCCCCACGCGTCTGCTCGTGTTCGAACATGAGCCCCTGCGCGATGTCGCGCAGGACCAGGAATCGGTTCAGGCCGCGGTCCGGGTACTTCTCACGGTCGCGATGCAGGAGCGGCAGATTGCGCATGTACCGCGCGCGCCGCACGTCCTCATCGACGTAGCCCGCGTGCAGGAACTTGACGTCGTGACGCAGCGCCGCGCGTGGAATCGCCTTGCCGCACTCGACTTCGGGGTGCTCATGGACGACGCCATAGAACTTGATGCCCATGCCGTTGCGGAACAGCCGGCACGGGTAGTCGGTCGTCAGCACCTGATCGGGGTCCGATGAGTAGTGCACCTGCGGGAAGCCGAACGCGTTGTGGTGCGAGGGGCGCAGGTACTTCCACAGGTTCTGCGGATTGCGCACTTCCTCATCGGCGTCGACCCAGAGAATCCAGTCACCGCAGGCGCGCTCGACGGTGAGGTTGCGCGCGGCGTCGAAGCCTTCTTCCAGCGCCACCAGACCCTCGAACACCGTGAACGGCTTCCAGCGGTAGTCGCGTTCCAGCGCCTCGATTACCTGGCGCGTGCGGTCCTTGGTCTTCGGGTCGATGGCGATCACGACCTCATCGACCCAGTCGATGAACGACTCGATGCACTTGCGCAGCGTCTTCTCGCCGTCCTTGACGATGAGGCACGCCGACAGGGTCTCGCGCGGGCACAGCTGTTCGCGCTTGCGCTCGTAGTCGATACCCGCGAACGGCTCGCGCGGGCGCACACTCCAGATCCACGAACCCAGCGGCTTGCCGGTCTTGTCGTGGCCCGCCGGCGCGTAGCCGATCTGGACCTCGTTGCGGCCGCAGATATCGACGATGTCGGGACGCTCGAAGTGATGCAGGTGCTCGCGGGCCTCCCGAAACGCCTCGGTGCCGGACCATTCCCAGCGGCCGTACGGCGTCGTCACAATGAGAAGCCCGCCAGGTTTGAGGACGTTGCGGAAATCTTCCAGCAGCTCGCGCCAGTCCGGCACATGCTCGACAACTTCGCCCGCGATGATGATGTCGAACAGGTCGCGGTGTGACTGCTTGGCGACGACGGTGTTGCCCTCGTAGTGCAGCGAGTCCTCGTCGTACACCAGCGGGCAGAGTGTGCTCACGTCCTTGAGCGCTTCCTGATTGCCGAGGCGCAGCTCGACGTTCGTGAGGTTGTCCCGCTGCACCCACTTGAGCGCGGCGCCGATCGCGCGCTCCGACACGTCCACGCCGACGAAGCGCGCCGCCGGGAACGCCTTCGCCAGCGGCATCATGTAGTGGCCGTGCGCGCAGCCGTAGTCGAGCACGCGCAATTCCTCGCCGGCGATCTTCATCTCCCGTTCGACCGACATCGCGACCGCCAGAAAGCGGTTCGTGCGCGTCACGTCCTCGCCGATCACCTTGTCTTCGTGGTCGTCGTAGTAGACGCCTTGGTGCTTGGCGTAGTGGGCAGCGTAGGCGGCGGGAGACTCGGTGAAGGCGTAGAGCTCGGCGAACTCTCCGTGGCTGTGCGCCATGATCCGATCGCCGAATGCCTTGTCCAGAAAGGCGTCGTCGAGCGCTGCGACGATATCGCTATGCTCAACGCAGTGGCGAATGGCCGCCGATTCGCTACCGCTGCGCTTCTCCATGCACGCGCCGATAACCGCCTCCAGATGGTCGACAGCCTTTGACCAGGTGCGGTACTTGGCGGCGGCAAGCTGCTTCTCTCGTTGCGGCAGCATCGAAGGCGCGAGGTGCGCGTAGTTGGTGATCCACGTGACGAACTCATCCTCGTCCGCGCGTCCATCCTTCAGCTGAATGAATTCCACGCCCGCATCCACAAGCTGACACGTCTCGGGCAGCGCGCCGACGACTGAGGTGAGCATCGGCAGGCCCGCATGCATTGCCTCCATGGCCGAGATGCAGCTGACTTCCTCGAACTCCGTCGGGTACACCATCAGGTCGCAGGACTTCTGCAGCGCCGCCAGCTGCGGCTTCGTCAGTGCGCCGAGCATCGTGACGTTCGGCAGCGCATCGGCCCAGCGGTGCAGCATGCCGTAGTAGTTCACCATGCCCGGCATCGTGTTGTCGTAGCTGCACACGAGTAGGTGCGCGTTGGTGTCGCGCAGGCGGTCCATGATGCCGCCGGGCCGCACGAGGTGTTCGAGGCCGCGTTCGGGGCGCGATTGGTAGAGGAGCAGGAACTTGCCAGAGTGCTTGTTCAAAACCTCGCTAATGAACATCTGCAAGTCAGGCGTGTTCCATCCGGTATAAAGCGACTCATCCACCCCATTCGGCACGACCTTCACGAACGCCGGATCGAAGCCGTACACCTCGCACACCTGCTTCTTGTGCCAGTCCGACACGCACGTCACGGCGTCGATCTGCCACATGCCGTGGTTGGCGAGCGCGGCCGTGCGGTGTAGCGCGAGGTCGTGCAGCTGCCAGATGTTCACCTTGCTCGCAAACTGATGGTGGAAGCCATGCGGCTGCCGCTGAATGATCAGTACGTCGTGCGGCGTGTTGCGCGCGTAGAACTCGAAGCGCTCGCCGAGCGGCGTCGCCTCAGTCGGCTGGCCCGCGTAACAGTACGCGACGCCGTCCCAGACGCCTTCATCTGGGCAGGAAGTGAAAACGGTGACGCGGTGACCACGTCGCGCCAGTTCGCGCGCCTGGTAGTACGCTGCGCTTTCGCTTCCGCCCAGTGACTTCTTGGTGACGGTCTCGCCGTTGAAAGGCATCCCGTGGCTGTGCAGTACGACGTCCATCAATTTCCTCCGCGTTGACTCTTGAAAGAAGGGCGGCCACAGGCGCCGCCCACACTCGACATGGATTTACGTCAGGCCGTTCGACTGGGCCGAGTTGACGCCACGGATCAGGGCGCCGAGGCCCGATGCCGTGATCTTCTCGTCCTGGTAGTAGCCGGCCTCGATGCTCTCGATCTTCCGCTTGCTGTCGTACGGATGACGTTCGACGGCGAGCGGCGTCGGCAGACCCGGAGCGGTCCACCGGAACGAGTACATGAAGGACGGCGTCTCGCGAGACGGCGCCGCCGGCGCGTAGTACGCCAGCACCGCATCGGACGGGAACGTGTTCGCCAACGCCATCGGCTGCGCTTCGTTCGCGCTGTTGTAGAACGCCTCCGAGACGAGCACGCGCTCGACCTCGAAGATGTCCGCGATGGACTGGCGCCGAAGCACACCGCCGCCGTTGTTCGAGCCGAGCACGAAGTTGCGGACGTTGGAGTTGCGCCGGAACCAGTTGTAGGCGCGCCAGCCGAACAGGAGACTGTTCGGACGGTACGCCGTCGTGGCCTGCACCTGTTCGATCACCTGGTACAGCTGCGACACCGGATCGCCACCGGTCGCCCACGCGCTCGACGGCAGAAAGCCCGTCGACACGTTGGAGGCAGAACCGACGGTCGCCAGCACGCGCCGATCCCAGTCCAGCATCAGCTTGTCGAGCAGATAGCGTGTGGCGCCACCTTCGAGCTCGAACGCGTAGGCCGCGTCCATGTTGGCCCGATCTTCGATCGGCAGGTCGTACGCCAGCGCGTAGTTTTCCGCGCGGTAGCCTTCGGAGCTGACCGAGCGGGTGATGCGATGCGCGAGCGTGCCGCGCGAGCGTCGCGTTTCCTCGATCGCCAGTGCCTCGCGCTGCGAGAACACTGGATAGAGGTCCGTTTCCTTCGACACGTTCACGATCGGCGCGATCATGTCGGCGATCATTCCTACCGGGCGGTAGTTGATCGCAACGTTGGTCAGATTTTGGTCGATGTGAAGGTCTCGACCGCTTGAAATACCCATCTTTGGCTAGCCCTCCTGATTAGGCTACGGTCGAGTAACCGAGTTGTGAGAAGTCGAAGAACGCCAGCGCCAAGTCGCCCGACGCGCAGGTTGAGCGCGAGCGGCCGATTGATGCGCCACCGGACGACGCCGCGATGATCCAGCCGGAAGTCGTCACGGTGAGCGGATAGCCCACGGTGTTGACCGCCGCGCCGAACAGCGCCTTGAACTCGCCGCGGTGTGCGACCGAGACCGTCTCGCCGTTCTTCGCGCCGTAGCGCAGGACGCCAGCCGCTTGCAGCGGAGTCGCTGCGACTGTGCCGTTGAGCGTGATCGCCTTGAACTTCACGCCCTCACCGTCCAAGTCCGCACCCGCGACGACTTGAAGCAGTTTCATTTCCAGATCAGTTGCCATCGTTTACAGGTGCCTCCTTACGACGCCTGCCGATACTCGGTATCGGGCATGTACTTGTAGGCTTCGGCCAGCTTCGGATCGCTGCGAAGGACTTCGACGACCGCGCGCGAGTAGTGATCGCCCTTGCGCGGGTCCTGCTGACGCGAGTAGCAGAGCTTGTCGGCGCGCAACGCCAGGATCTGATCGGCGCGCAGGCCCTTCTCGTCCTCGTTCGGCTCCTGCCCCTTCTTCGTCGCCGGGTCGCGCGACAGCTTGGCCTTGTCGCCGAACTCTTCGATGTACGCGTCCACGTCTTCGAGCTTGATCTGCGTCACGGCAGCGTCGTCGTCCACGCGGTTGTACTTGTAGAACGACTCGCGCTTCGCCGGCTGCAGCGCTTCCGCCTTGACGGCGTGCTCGAACTTCGCCTTGATCTGCGCACGGTGCGATTCGGCCTGCGCCTTGGCGACGCGCGCATCGGCTTCGGCTTTCGCCGTTGCCTGCACCTTGGCGACTTCGTCGGTGAGCTGCTTGGTGAACTTCGCAGTCAGCTCCTCCGTCGACTTCGCAACTGCAGCCGTGATAGCTGCCTGAACCTCTTTCTCGTCCATAGCCTTGGTGGCTCCTGTGAAAGTGAATTTGTCCCGCTTGAACGCGACGCGAGCACGAGCCTGCAAAGCAGGCTTTCGCTTGAGCGTGAGCGACTGAAGGTCTTTAAGGTTGCCGAAAGCGGGCTGATCGGCGCCCAGCAGAGCCACTGCGTCTAGCACCCACGGAATAGTCCGCGTACCGGCCAGAACGTTTTTCAGCAGCTCCACGGAAACGAATTTGTAGAGGCCGGCCTTGACCATCTCGTAGACGGAGGTCGGCATGTCGGTGGCATCCGCTTTCAGGATGTCACCTTGCATGAACAAGCGGCCAATCCAACCGAGCGCAGGCTGACCGTCAGTCAGCGGCTGCTCGTCGTTGTGGCCGAACTTGATGGGGACACGGCCGGAAAGGCCGAGGGCGTCGAAGGCCGTGACTATGCCTTCGAGATCGCGCAGCGTGAACGTGATGCCGTTGGCCGTGCCAACGGACATGAGTTCGATGCCGTAGAGGGTCTTACCCAGCGGTCACTTGGGCCTCCTGTCGAATCTCCTGAAACAGGTCATTCGCCACGCGCTGGATGGCGCTCAGAAAATCCTCATACTCGTCGGCGACGACCTCCCTAGACAGGAAGGCATCGCCGTACTGAATGGTCAGCACAGAAGTGACCTTGCCGACCACAACTGGTCCAGATGGTTTCGAGAAATCAATCGCACCGCTAACTGGCGCGTTCGAGATCATGATCACGCTGCACCGTCCTGCACGCGCACGCCATCGCTCGCCACCACGCCCAGCACGCGCGCCCCGTTCTCGTCGACCGTCTCGTTCTTGAAGACGTCTATGCCCGACTGCTTGAGCGCCTTGAGCAGCAGCGCGCCACACCAGGCGACCTCATCCAGCGACACGAGCTTGCCGGACGACTGCATCGACCAGCGGTTGAACGTCTTGAACGCGCGCTCCGTCAGCTCGGCGTCGGTGAGCTGCGTCGAGCGTTGGGCGCAGAGGACGGCGAAGGGAAGGCTCATAGCGGCACGACGTACGATCCGTGCGTTCTGATGTGCTCGCCGATTGTCTCTAGTTCACGCAACAGCGGCCTCTTTCTCCCGCGCAGTTCAGGAACATCGAACGGGCAATAGCGCATGTATGACCACAGCGGCCGAGATACAGCGCCGCGCGAGCTGACGTGTATCCCACAGAATCTGCAGTCATGGCCGCGACGATGCGCGGCTCTGTAGCCTTCCTCGCGCCGGTGCAGTCGCCATGCCTTCAGCCGGTCAAGCACGCTCACCCGAACCCCTCCGCCGGCGTCACGTCCGGCCGCTCACTCTCCTGCCCATCCCAGCCGTCAATCGTCGTCACCGGTACCAGAACACTTCGGCAGTTGAAGTGATTCGGCGGGCGAATTTGATCCCATTCCGGCGAGTCGCTTCGATATACCTTGCCGTTCAGTTCTCGGCAAATTTCCGTTGTGCTGCTGTCGAGAACCGCTGCGTATTCGAGCGCCATGACGAAGTCGCCCACGGCCGGATCGGTGAACTCGGCATAGCGCGCCTCATTCAGCGCCTCGAACGTGTTGGTGCGCACGAGCGTGTTCAGGTACGCCGGCACGTCATCGGCGGCGTCAAGACCGAGCGCCTGCAGCGCGCTGACGATCGCCTCCTCGGTCTCGACGCCCGACACCGCGCTCATCGTGGTCAAGCCGCGCTCGATCAGCCGTTCCCAGATGGCTATGCGGATCTCCTGCACCGTGCGGCCGTACTTGATGCCGTTCTGCAGCTCCTGCTGGATGATCTTGCGCGTGGCGTCCGAGGTGTCGCCGGCCATGCGGAAACTCTGCGAGTCGAAGTAGGCCACCGCGTTGTCGCGCAGGCTGGCGAACCGCTCGCGACGGGCAGCCAGGCTAGTGCGCTCCCCGCGCGCGCGGTCGAGTTCGTTGGCGGCAAGCTGGCTGCCGAGCGTCCACGCCGTCGACAGCATCTCGCGGAACTCGCCCTTGAGCTTGCCGCGGTCGGCGCCGTTGATGTCGATGGCGGCCACGTCCGACGGGTCCTCGTCGGTCAACTGCGCCATGTTGGCGTCATCGCCCAGCGTGCGCTTGACGGCCTTGGCGACGATGCGCGCCAGCTGCGGGACCGCGCTCTCGGCGACGTCGTCGGTGCGCTTTTCGATGACCGAGAACGCCACGCGCTGGGCTGCCCGAGTGAATTGCTCGACGGTGCTGGCACGCAGTGCCCCGTGAGGGACAACCGCGGCGCCACCAGCTTGCGGAGAGTTGCCAGGCTCAGTTGATTGATGAACCGCTGCTGGGGATGGCGCCGGGTTGTGTACGGTCACGGTGATCGGCGGCGCGCTGTAGCGATCGGCGTTCGCCGCCTTCGCCTTCTGGTCGAGTTCCTGCTGCCGCAGGTCGTTGTCGATCTGCGCCTGCTCCTCGCTCTGCGTCTGCTGCCGCTCTGCCATCGGGTCGATCAGCGGCTCCGACTCTTCCGTGCGCTCGGGCAGCTCCAGGAGTTCGCGCAGGAAGCGCTCGTCGTCCTCGGTGGCGGTTGCCGCGCCCGCGCCGATCATGTCCTTGAACGCCGTCAGGAGCTTGATGGCGTTCTCCAGCGTCATCGGCTTGAAGCAGAAATACGGATAGTCGCCGTCGCCCCAGTTCTGGTCGCCCAAGTCGCGGAACAGCTGCTCGTTCAGGCATTCGGCAATGCGCTTACCGTCGGTCGAAGTCGTCCAGAAGAACGCCTCAAACTGCGTCTGTGACTGCGCGTAGGCGCCCGTGCTGCCGGTGTGCGACAGACCGAGCAGGTTCGGCACGAGCTGCGACTTCGCAATCGCAAGGTCGTGGTACTCCAGCGCCTTCTGGAACTGGTCGGTGGAGGTCGGAAACACCACATCGGCCGTGTAGCCCACCGGCAGGATGATGCTGGTGTGCGCCTTGAAGTCGGCCATCACCCGCTTGAACGCCTCGAAGTCCGGGCCGCTCAGTCCACCTGCGTCGCCCGTGCGCGTCGCGACCGGAATGCCGCTGCCGAAGCGCTCCAAGTGCAGCGCCCACATCTTGAGCGTGATGTCTTTCAGGTACCACGCGCGATACGCGGCACGAAGCTCCGAGCGGCCGAAGACCATGTCCCATTTCGGTTTGTGGACGTAGTGCACGACCTTTTTCGGGTCGATGTTCACGTCTTCCTTGCCGCTCGTGCGCTGCGTGATCTTCGTCAGCAGACCGTAGTCGTCGGTGTAGAACCGAAAGCTGCTCGGATCGCGCGTCAACAGCATGTTCAAGCCAGTCCATTGGCGCCCGTCGTACTGGATCTGCCCGTAGACTTTTTCGCTGACCGAGAAGCCGAACTCGCGGCCGGTGGCGACGCCCTCGATCGCATCCAGGAACGAGCCGCGGATGCGCGAGCACACGGCGTCGAATACGCCGATGCGCTGCTTCTGCTCCTCGGGTGACAGCTTGGTGCGCCCCTGGAACTTGAACGTCCAGCCGCGACCGAGGATGGCGTTGAGCTTGAACTCCGTGACGCTCTTCACCTGCTCATCCACCAGCATGCGCGCGTAGATGGCGAGACCCTTGGTCCCGACGAGGTCGTCCTGGTTGTACTTCTCGCCGTTGATCAGCGACGAGTACAGGCCGTTGCGCTCGTAGGAGACGATCGCATTGTCAGCCTGCGACGGATACGGCTTATCGAGCGGCGGAGCTTTGCCGCGGAAGAACTCGCGGACGGTGCTAGCGATGCTCATAGCAGCCCGTCCAGCACCGTCGAGACGCCCGCCACCACCGGCTCGCTCTTGCCGTGACTCGCCGGCGAGTACACGGGCGCCTGCGTCGCGAACTGCATGACCAGCGAATCGGCTCGGTCAGGTGACTTGATGCCCTCGCGCCGCATCTCTTCGCGGGTCACGAGTTCTTCGATGCGGTCATCGCCTGAAATTTTGCGCTTCACTGAGCAGAGCTGGGCCTCCAGTTCTTCGACGTCATCGACCGCATCCGGCTCGAAGGAGATCAGGCCGTCGCGAAAGGCATCGCGCGCCACAAGATACGACTGAGTGCGCCTGTTCTTCCACTTTTCGGCATTGTCGCTCCCCTCGCCGCCCTTGTAGCGGATGACGCGGTAGCCGCGGTCGTAGAGCTCGCCCGCCATGCCAGTGCCGACGCCCGAGGCGTCGACCACGAAATCGTCGATGTCCTTGCGACCGCCGAACGCCTTGAACATCTGCTCACCGGCGTCGGCGCCCTCTATCTGCGCCTTCTCCAGGCCGAAGCTGAAGGACTTCTGCTTGAGGATGCGCGTGTGGCTGTCGAAGTGCCGCGCGACGGTCACGACTGTTTCGTCATCGCCGCCGTCGGCAGCGTCGATCGTCACGCGCAGGCGCGGTAACGAACCGTCGGTGTCGAAGTCGCGCTGTAACGCATCGGCGATCCACGCCAGCGCGATGATCTGGTTGGCGTCATCCGCGGCGAACTCACCGAAGCAGCGCACCAGCACGACCGGCGAGGTGCGCCCGTACTTGCGGATCATGCGCTCGATCGACTCTGGCGGTATGCGCTTGGATTTGTCCGGCCCGACGTGCATGCGGTAGTAGTCGCCGGCCAAGCGCTCCTTCAGGTGGCTGTCGGCGAACGTGCCGGTGTTGCGCGTCGGGTTGCCGATCAGCACGGTGACGAAGTTCTCGGCGCCGAAGGTGTTGCCCTCAATGACCGGGAACAGCCGCTCGGCGACGCCGGATGACTCGTCGACCAGGGTGAGCATGTTTGGCCGGCGCAGGCCCTGGATGTTCTCGGGCTGAACACCGGTCTCGGCGATGAGGAAGTGGTTGACCGGATCATCGCCCCAGGCGACCCGCTCCGCGCCGATCTGCATGTTGAGCAGCTGCAGGTAGCCGGGAATGGCGCGACCGGCGATGCGGCGGAACTCACCGAAGAAGCGCGTTTTGACGTGCTCCTTTTTCGGCGCGATCACCGGGATCACCAGCGGGTCGTAGGCGAAGCCCCAGATGTGGGCGGCCACGGCAATGCCGAACGTCTTACCCGGGCCTTGGCACGCGCGCACGCTGATCTGCGGCTTGCCTTCGTGGTTGTAGCGGGTTGGGATGCCGAGGCGCTTGCGTTCCACGTCGGCGATCGACTCAACGAGCTCGCACTGCCACTCGTCCATCGACCAGTCGTTCGAGCGGCGGTAGCGCAGCGTCCCCGGCTGTGGCTCGCCCGGCAGGATGTCCAGGCGCAGGATGGTCTTGGCGAACTGGACCGGCTCGCGACGGGCGAGCAGCACGAGCCGGCGAAGGTCGGCCGGCGTCAGTCCGAAGTCGTGGAGCTGGATGGCGGCACTAATCGAGCACCGCAGCCTCCAACACTTGCTCAACTTCGACCATCGCCGAGAAGCACGCTAATCGCATGTCGCGATTGTTCAGCGAGTCATCAGCCGTCGCGCGCAGCAGCGCCACAGCGATAGTGGCTCGATAGTCCCCAGAGCCACCCGGCGGGCAATCGATACCCTCTTGCTCAAGAATTGCAATCGCTGGTCGCGACTTGCAACAAGCGGCCAAGTCGCGCCCTCGTATTCGCAGTGCGTGTCAGTGCTCAACGTGCTGCTCCGTCGCTTCCGTGTCCACCGACCGCATCGCCGCGAGCCACGCCTGCGACATGCTGCCGTCGCTGTTCGTCAGGTCGACCTGCTGCACCGGCTTGCCGATGCCGTACGCGAGAATGCCCATGCAGGCCGAGACCGCGGCGCGCGGATCATCGCCCTCGGCAATCTGCTCAAGGATGCGCAGCGCCTTCGGACACTTCTTCCGCGCCAGCTCCTTGATCTGGTAATCCTGTTTCGCTCGGCCGCCGGGGTTGCCGCTCTGCCCTTTCTTCCATTTGCCGCCGTTGTTCGGCGCCTTCTCGGTCATGACTCGTCCTCGTCCGTCAGTATCTTCGATGATGGCGGCGCTACTGCTTGCACTTCAAGCGTCCAGCCGCGGTAGTCAGCACCGACACTCGCGCTTTGGATTAGCACATCACCAGACTCGACAAGGCCGGCAAGTTGCCGCAGGCACTCTGCCTGCTTTGCCCTGTTGCCCACCGACAGCCATTTGGCATTCATCTCGCACCCCTCTCCACCATCACCCGCAACGCCGCCCTCGGCATCTCCATCCGCCGCTTCGCCGCCTGCACCGCCTCGCTCTGCGTGTAGCCGATCGCACAGGCGCCGCGCCCGCGGTAGTGCGTGAACATCCACACGCGCGGCTGCGCGATCAGCGTGCCGTCGAGTGGGTACACCTGCGGCGGTTGGCCGGCGAGAAACCTTGCTAGGTACATCATCCGCGCACCTCGTATTGCGTGGTGTGGCCGCACCTGCTGCAAACCATGGTTAAGTCGTCGTTCCAGTGCTTGTCGTGTCCTTTGAACCGGCAGATGAGGCGGTCGAGAAAGCGGGCGAGGTACATCACAAGCTGTCCTCCGATTTCGCGAGCTTGAGCAGCAAATCAGGCGAAGCTTTGACGAGCCCTACTTCGGCCCTGTGCTCGCCGAACATCGCATTGAAGATGCCGCCTATGCCTGCTCCATCCACGTCCACGATGAGGCAGAGTGATGGATTGTCGATCTGCACGAGCTTCTGCATGCCCTGCCATTCAGCATCGACCCTGAACAGACCAAGCGACGAACCTTCGCTGGAAAACACTTCAAAGACGCGCACCGAAACCACTTTGACCTGCGCTACCATCGACGTACTCCCATGACCCGCCGCCAGGTCGTCACGTCCCTCGCCGCCTTCCGCGAGCGCATCGGCAAGCCGATTGAGCGCTGGCGCAGCGGCATCTTTTCGGTGCTCATCCCGAAGCCGAAGTCAGGCACGGTCTCGCCCCTCAAGCCGAAGAAGTAGATTCGGCAGCGCGCGGCGTGGTCCTGATAGCGGCCGGCGGGTTGGTTTCGCCAGCCTTTGCATCCACGCCGCGCGCCTGGCCCGCAGGCCGAGATATCCGGGCTTCAGGGATCAACGGAACCCGCCCGGCAACATCGCTGCGAACCATTGCCGAAATCATTTCCGCCCCGCCATGGCCGGCACGCACAGCCGCTTCAAGACAGGCGCGAACAGCATCGCTACGGCCTTATCACGCTGCAGCCTCTCTGCGCGCTGGGCTTGCGTATACGGCGCGCGTGATGCGCTGATCTTCGCGCGCGTCGCCTCGGAGTGACGGCCCCTCACGGGATAACCCTCGATGCAGCGTTCGTCGGTGCGCTCTCCGTGCCCGCGCTACTCCGGGCCACGATGGCGAAGTACCACGTCCCCTGCGTGAGTCCGTCCACGACCGTGCTGAGCGTTGAGGGATTCGATATTGTGAGCGCACGCGTCAGGGCGCCGGCGGACGTCCCGTACAGCAAGCGGTAGCCCGCAAGGTTCGTGAGCGTCGTGCCGTCCGTGTTCTCTGTGGGCGGCGTCCAGCTCAGCGTCGTCGAGAACGTTGGCTGCGGCGTCGGCTGGTCGGTCGTCGGCGTGACCTCGATCGCGTTCAGCATCGCATCGCCGGTCTCAGCGGTCAGAGCAATGTTCAGCGTGCCGTCGATCAGGTCGACAATGCGCTCGTGCGAAGTCGGTGCGCCGTCGCTGCGCCAGGGATCGACCGCAGCAATCGCCAGACCCTCTACGCTCGCATTCAGCACGCGCTGACCCGCGCCCGTGTGCCAACACTCCTGCCACAGCAGGCGCACGAGGTAGCGCGCATTCGGCAGCGGGATGCGGTACTCGAAGCCTGAGCTGGAAAAGCGCCGCGTCGCGTACACACCAGACACGGTGCGATTGCAGCTGCTGGAGACCGACCCGCCAGTGAAGTACTGGTCGGCGCCGTAGTCGGCCAGCGCAGGCCCGCCGACGTTGATACGCACGGTGTTCGCCCCGGTCGGTGGCGGCTCGACGGTTGCCGTCCAGGTGTTCGAGTACGGCCCGGCGCGCGTCGCGTCCTTGGGCTGCACGCGGTAGCTGTACGTGATGGTCGTGGGTAAGCCCGTGTTCGCGTACGTGAGCGCCGTCACCGTAGCGATCGGGCTCATCGTCGGACAAGCGACACCGGCGGCGGGACAGCGCTCGACGACGTAGCTGGTTGCGCCGGTGACTGCCGTCCAGCTCAGCGCATTGCTTGCTGTCGTGCCCACTGTGCGCTGGCCGGTGAGCGTTGGCGCTGTCAGCGGCGGCGGCACAGGCGCGCATGCACCTTCTGGCGGCGTAGGCGGCGACCAGGTCGTCGTCACCGTGCACGCAGGCGGCGCGCTGACGGTCGACGCCGAAGTCTGCGTCCATGTGCCCGTCGTGCCGGCGGGGCAATCCTGCGAGCGCGTAGTGGATGCCGGCGGCGCGGGACAGGTGGGCGGCGGTGGCTCAGTCGGCGTTGTCGGTCGGTTGATCCGATAGCGACCGCCCTGCACGAATGCGCCAGCGGGATTGTTCAAGCAGGCGAAGGCCGCGAGCTCGACGCGCTGGTGGTCGCTCAGCTTCACGCCGTTCGCGTCCTGACACTGCCAGTCGTACGTCGAGACGCGCGTCGGGGCCTGCAGCGTCTGTCCATGCGCACTGCCCACCAGCGCGCACACGATGCCTATGATCGCCAGCGCGTTGATCGCGAGCAGGCCGAACAGCGATCGCCGGCCGCTGTCGCGCAGTTGCTCGTCCGGCGTCGGCTCGGGACAGTCGTAGTCGGCGTCGCGGATGTAATTTCGCATGCTCATGCAGTCACCTTCGCGTTGGAATCTCGAAACACGTCGTCTTTCGTTCGCCACACGATCAGCCGGCCATTGCACGCGAACACCTCGGCGCGAAACTTGCGCTGGTCGTACGTGTACTCGTTGGCGTGCCCTTCGCAGTCGGGATTTTTGATCTCGACGACGTGCCAAACACCGCGACGCAGGGCCAGCCAGTCGGCGGGCTCGTGCAGCTTCCAGAATCGCCAGCCGAGCGACTGCGCCAGGCGAATCAGCTCGGGCTCGTTGGCGTCGCGGCGGGCGGCGTAGCGCGGCATGCGGTTCATGTCTGCTCCCAAGAAGGAAGCAAGCGCCCCGCTGGAACTGGTGGAATCCCGCGGTCAAGGCGCCCGTCCGGTTTTCGACCCAGGAAGGACCCGCGAATATTTTGTGCAGCGCGCGTATTGGTGTCCGCGGCTGATGGCGGCGTGATCTGAGGGCTCACGGCGACGTCCCGAACATGCGCTCTGTGTGCGCTTGCACTCGCTCTGCCGACATCGGCTGCCACAGCTTCTCGAACGCGGCGATGAGCACGTCGCGCAGCTCGGCCGGGTCAACGTCCGGCGGCACTTGGCTGCAAATCTTGTTTTTCACCGCGACGATTTCTCGCAGCGACTCATCGCTTGCGGCGCCTTTGTCGTGTAGCAGCTTGAGCATTGCGCCGTTGGCGACGCGCTGCAGCGGGTGAATGGCTTCGACTGCCTTCGGCGGTGCGGCTGCTACGGAGCGCAGATGGCGGCTGATTTGCCACAACGAGTTCACCGTCGGCAGCTTGTCCGTGCCGCTTTCGCCGAGTGCGTAGTCGACACAGCGGACGAACGTGGACAGCGGCATTTTCTGCAGTCCGCGCCAGTAGGCTTCCGTGCGCGGTGGCGTCAGGAACGTCGGGTATCCACCGAACAGGATAGCCAGCTGAGACTCGAAGTCGCTGCGGTCAGTGCTGAGCATCGTAGTCACCTCGTGCGCGTTCTTCGGCTTCGATTTCGTCGGCGGTGCGCAGCTTCTTGAGCGCTGGCGTGTGGTGGTGCGAGCCGTTCGTCTTCAGCGGGAAGAGTCCTTGCCAGCCGTTCGAGATGGACTGCTGCACGACAGCCGCTTGGTGGTCGCCGAGCTTCGCGAACTCTTCGGCTGCGGCTTGCAGGCTCTGCGGCTTGAGCGGCTTTCGGATTTCGATCCGGTATCCGTGCCAGCGCATGAACGCCTTCACGTCGACGCCTGGTGTGGCTTCGGCGATTCCTCGCGCCGCCTCTACTCCCTTCCCTTCCTTTCCTTTCCCTTCCCTTCCAGAGCGAGTGCTAGGAGAGTTCTCGTCGAGTGGTCCGCTACCATTCGACGAAGGCTCGGGTAGTGGTCGCCTAGGCTTCGAAGGCTTGTCGATTTTCTGG